CTGGTCACCTCGTAGGGAATCTTCTCGCCAGCGTTCTTCTCGATGATAATCATGTGAACAATCCTCCAATCACGTAATATTTTACAGTGACGGCAGTTGCGCCGCCAGTGTGAGCCATCTTGAACCCGTTGACCTGTTTATCCGAAATCACGATCTCGCCGGGATTGCCGGTGGCGCTCTGAATCTCGGTATAAACCACATAGTCGATGTCGTTCTGACGGTTGACCAGGACAATGGACTTACTGGAATTGTTGAAGGGAAAAGCCAGGCTGTTGGTGAGCGAGGCCGTGCCGGTTTCGCAGATGACCAGATCATCCACTTCGCCGGTGATGACCACCTGCTTGAGCAGCTCCACGTCTGCGCTGACATCAGAGAGATCGCCGTTGATTTCAGCGGCGACAGCATTGATGTATTTCTTGATGCGGATTCTGTCGAGAGGATCCATGTCTTATCCCTCCCGCCAAACATCGTCCAGGCCCAGAACATAGGTGTGCTCCAAATCCTGCGTGTACGCCTGGCTGCCGGCAGAAACGTTATTGGGCGGAGGGGTCGCACTGGTCGGCAGGCTGGACTTATCGGACGTGCTGGTCATGATAAATTCTTTATAATTCGCATCATGGCCAGGCCCGCCCCAGACTACGGGTTTGATCGCCATGTTACACCCCTCCGATCACAGCATACGTCACCGTCACGCTGGAAGCGCAGCCGGTGTGCTCCATCTTGAAGCCGTTGACCAGGCGCTCGGTGATTTCGATGTCGCCGATGTTTCCATCCGTGGCGACAGCGGACAGGATAATGACTTCATAGTTGGCGTTGTCCAGCGAATGGGAGAGCGCAACGGACGATTTGGAGTTGTTGAACGGGAAATCAAGGGAATTGGTCAGCGTCTTGGAGCCGGTGACGATGTCGGTGCATTTCCCTTTCCAGGTGTTCAGCACAGCGATGGCGGCATCGTTCGCGCTGATGCCCTGTTCCATATGGTTGAGCAGATCACGAGTAATCATCTCGTAAGTTGCCCAGGTATGGGGAACGTAAGACATGTGTTTTTTTCCTCCTTTCTCAGATACAGAATGCGGGATAGTAGTCCTTGGAGTTATTCGCATTTCCCTGAGCATTTAACGTGCCATCCGTCTTAATGTACGCGAAATGACCACCTGCACAGGCTTGCGGATCATGCGGACTGCGTAGCCATTCATCATACGCAGGGTTGCCCTTTTGAGGATTGCTCCTGTTGGCATACCATGCGTACCGTTGGCATTTGCTGGCCTCTATCGGGCCGAGGCTGGATGGGCTCGCATAGACCTCATAGCCGCCCAAAAGGAACAGCTTGTTTGCAGCGGTGTTGAACTGGTTACGGTTGGACGATATCTGACCGCCAATGCAGGTGTATTTGTCCACCGTGCGCATGACGGCGGTCATATCAGATGGCAGTGATGTGAGCAAGGTCGGCAGAATGGTGGTATTCATGTTGCACGACGGCCAACCGCCCGTATTGTCAGCAGACAGATTCATCTTATTTCTGCCGGCAGGTGCGACCCATTGCAGGGTGATCGCCGCTTTCTTCGTGTTGCCGTTATACGTCGTGTCGGCATATTTGGCGTCGGAGCTCGAAAGCGGATCGTGATTGAATCCGATGATGCGCCATGAGCCGTTCGCTGTCGTCTTGATATCGCCCACAGACCAGAGCTGATTTGCGATGCCAAGCTGCGCAGCATTTGCGATCTGTACCCATTCGTTATCTCCGAATGTCGTGCTGAAGTCTTGGACGGTGATCGGCACAGATACCGACTTGGTCATATGCCCGATGGTCGCGCTGAATACCAGGCTTGTGTCGGTTGCGGCCAGCGCCCTGTTCGGAGAATACGTCCAGGCCGTTTCATGCAGCGGAATGACAAACGAGCCGAATTGCGCGCCGATGATAGTGCCGTCGATATCCGGAGTCTCGCTCACATAATACTGAACCTTGTCGGGCGGAAAAATCACGCTGAGGCCGCGCAGTACCGCGCCGCCCTTTCGAACCAGCATAGCCTCACCCATGACGCAAGCACCTCACTTGAATCGGAATGGCGACAGACGGAACAGCATCGGCAGTTACCGTCAGCCCGTTCGCGCGGGTGACGATCCGGGAAATCAACGCCCAGCTGTCACAGATCTGCGTATCCGTCGAGTAGTTGCCTGTCTGGACAATATCGATGATCGGCGCGTCGGATGCAAGAATCCCGTTGATGGAGATTTCCCGCGAATACGGCGCTGCGCTGCCCGTCCATCCTGATGTCGGAATGGAGGACGTGTAGATGGTCTCTTCCAGCTTCACATCTTCCAGATCATTGATGGCTTCAGCGCAGGATTCAATGCCAGTTTCAATATTGTTCAGATGTTCTTCGTCCAAAGGGGTGCCCTGCTGAAAGATTTCACCGGGCGCCGGCGTGTCGGTTCGGCTGTTGTCGGAGTTCATTGTTTCGGTATAGGTTCTGCTTCTGCGGACAATATGATTGCGCCATACTGTCCGATTGTAGGTGACCGGCAATTTCGCGTCCCTCCCATCATGTTATACGGCCACCGTTTTAGGAGCCACCCGGCAGTTATCCGTCACCGTCACATTCGTTTGGGCGAACGGAATCGCTTCCGAAGGATCATCTTCTTCAGCCGGTGTGCCGTCAAGAATCAGGTGTCCGAGGCGTACCAGTTCGGCTTCGGTCTCAGCCATGGCCTGTTCCTCCTCTCTCATGTCGTCAGCTCGTACACATCGAAGGTGAAGAAGTAATAGATGGCGGAGGCTGTGCTTGACATGGCAATGCTCTCGCTTTTTGAGGCGAGAACATTGTTCGAGCTGTCCAGCAGTCGGCATTGGGTGATCGTCTGCCCGCTGGAGGCGTTGATGTAGAAGCCCACATTCACCGTGCCGTTGCTATTGATCTTCTTCTCGTTGATGGCCGCGTTTGTGTACGTGCTGCCAATCTTGAATTGTGCGTGGTCAACCTTGTCGATCAGCTGCTGACGCAGGCTGGTCAGCAGTGTGTTGGTGACTACGGCCATTTACACCACCTCCATGAATCAATGAATCACGTTGAAGCCGTGGCTGCCTGCGTAGCTCTCGGCATAGGACCCGGCCGGCGTCTGGATCGTCAGATCGGTGTCCCCATAAAACGCATCGTCGGCAATGGTTGTCGTTGTGGCGGAGATAACCACGGTCCGCAGATTCGGGCATTCGGCGAACGCTTTGCTCTGGATCGTCGTGCAGCCGTCCGGGCAGATGATGACTTCCGCGCTGACGCCTGTGTACGCTTCTTCGCCAATGACCACCAGCGAGGCGGGCAGATTCAGCGTGTTGCCTACAGGCGATATCCGGCTGGCGTCAACGCGCGTCACGTCTACCTGGGCGTCCTGTGGTTCAAAGATCGGCTGCTCCCAATCCGTTATGTCATTGGCGTTGGTGTACTCGATCTCGGAAGCGACCAGGTAATCCACGAAAGCATAATCCGTAGTCACCGACACGACGATCTCCGTGACAGACCGGGCGTAGATGTCATCCAGCCATGACCGCACGTTTTTCGTCAGATTGATCAGCCGGATCGCCTGCTCTCGCTTCGCCACCGTGAAGTCATTGTCGGCAATCGCGACGCGGAAATGGTATGGATCGCCGTCATACTGGAACCATTCTTCCAGCAGGTATGAGCTCCAGACGTCCGACAGCGCTCTTTTCACAGCGCCGACAGTTCCCAGATGCCGGTGGACATAGAAACTATCCTTGATGACGGCCCTTTTGATCTCCAGCGTTTGGTTGTAGTCGTACCAGTCCACTTTGAAATCCTGCGCCAGAATATCGAGCATCTCTTCGGACAGCTCGTCGATGCGCGCATAGATCGTCGGCAGGCTGGAACGCTCCCACAGGCCCTCCAGGGCTGTTGCAACTGTCTCTCCCAGAGGGAGCATAGATTCATCCTTCGCCAGCACGGAGGGCAGCGTATAGAGCAAATTGCCGCGGCTCATGTCGTTACTCATCTTCCTGTCCTCCGTTCGTCAGAGTGACAGTATTGACAATCCCGATCTGCGGCGTCTCGGGCGGGTCCTCGGAGCCGTCGTAGAGGCTGGTGAACACGGGCTGCGTGACCACCACGCGCTTTGCGCCGGCAGCGACCACCATCTGGATCAGCTTGCTCGGATTGATGTCTCTGCCAAGCCTGCTGGATTGCCAGGAGTTATAATCGGCCACGGCCTTCTGAACCGCAGCCTGAATTTCGCTGATGCTGGATGGAGATTCCCGCGACGTGTAGTAGGTCAGTTCGACGTTGTAGCTCACAACCTCAGGATCGACAACCTGCACATAGTCGGTAAGCGGACGATGCTCGTCAGCCGTGCAGGCGTTGTAGATCAGCTGTTTGATCTCCGATCCTGCAATGGTGTGATCTTTCATCAGGGCGTGGATGTTCACTTCCCCGGCGCTGGGCGACGTGACGATCACATCCGCGATATCCGTAGACACGGATTTTGCCCAGTACTCATAGGCGCCCGTTGCGCCGGCGCAGGAGTATGCGTCCTCGCTGGCCACCATCAGGGCGTAGTACTCGTCGTCTGTGGCCCTGTCTGCTCCGCCCGCCGATTCGGTGATGTTCTCGCAGTGGTCATAGTACGTGAACGGATCCACGAGGTTATTGATCTGGCCGAGCGCAAACCCATTGCCGACGTTTCCGGCTGTCTGGCAGACGCAGCGCACATCCGCATACGTGTTTCCGATGGCGACATACACATCCTCGGCGGTCTCGAAAACAGGCTCGCCGCTGGTCGGCGAGACGCGCGTTCCCCTTGCAATCAGGATAGACGTGCTCTGCGCTTCGCTGATGTGAAAGCGCATGGTCACGCTGGCCGGGGTTGCTTCCGGCCTGTCATGGTCATAAAAAAGCTGCCCCAGCGCATCGAGGTTTTCACCTTCCGCGCGGGACGGGATGTTCTGGTTCCCAGCATAGTTGATTTTGACGTGCGCCTGCATCAGCGCGTCGGCAATCCATGAGATGAACAGTTTCTCCGGACTGGACGGCTTCACCGTGCGGCCAACGATCAACTCATACTGTTTGGTGATTTCGGCGATGATAATATCAATATCGCTGTCCACGAACTGATAGTAGGAATCAGTCGCCCTGCTCACGTATCGTCACCTCCAATATGGGATACAGCTTGTCAGGCTCCAGGGGCTTCACGGTGAACGTGACCTTCTGGAGGATCACTTCCGGCACGAATTCACGGATGGCGTCGGCGACGGCTGAAACATACAGCGCCTTTGCAACGTTGATCGGGCGATGCAGATAATCCGAATCAACCCCGAATTCCCGGTAGCATGGAACCTCTCCGCGCGGCGTCATGAGCAGAACGTAGATGCTCTGCTCGATCTCCTGAATGTAGGTCTGAGGTTTCAGGGACAACCTCATGCCCTTGCTGCAATCAACGGTAATCGTCATAACATCACCCGTATTGTTTGATCTTGACGGTGATCTTCGCAGACAGCATTGTGCCATCCTTGTACATGCGATCTATCGCGTCAGAAATATCGGTAATCACCCACCTGCTGCCGATGACGTCCGTTCCAAGGACAAAGGGAACGGCGGTCCGGCTGGAGAGAATCGCTTGCAGGCTGGTAATGAGGGACATGGGATCGCACCCGAGGAATACTGATACTTCGCATTGCAGTTCAAGCTCCTGCGGATTAAGTCCCACAAATTCGAGCGCCGCCTGCCGCGCGTGCAGCTTATGAACCGCATAATTGGCGCTCATTTTCCATGTGATGGATTTAATGGTTCTGACCGTATTATCCGACACATAGAACGCCACGTCTCCTAGGCTCGCCACCATCACGGTATCACCCCCAGAATAAAGCCGTCCGTATTCCATCCATAAAGATAAATCACGAGGACGCGCTCATTCACCTTGGGAAGCCATGAGGTCACGCTGGCGCTGTGCGTGTGCCCTTCTGATTCTTTCACATCAACGACCTCGCGGGGCCGCTGCAGAACGTAGAGCCAGTCGGACACCATGTTGTTCATGTCGGGGAAAAAGACGCGGGCTTTTCGTTCCGACGTGTCCACGCTGGACACGATGCCGATGCGCACCATGCCGCTTGCATCATTGGCCAATTATCATCCCTCCTAGCTGAAAGAGCCGGCGTCCACCCATCCATAAACGTTGCAGTCGCCGGATACATCGCTGTATCGTCCGCCTATCAGATGGTATGGATGCGGGCGTGTCATGTCGGTTTTGAGCGTTATGATCGCAGGGCCAGCGCGACGGATACCGCCCGAAGGCGTGCTGGTCACGCTGTTGTTGTAGTGATAGCCGCCGTTGAAGTAGACCACGTCGCCGACTTCGTATTCGTCCTTGACCTCTTCCGCTTCTTCCTCGATATCCTCAGCTTTCCGCAGCGTGATCGTCGTGGTATACCCACTCTGCGATACCTCGTGCTTCGCGGTCTTGATGAGATACTTCCCGCTCCAATACCCGGCATTGGTCACATTCACGGTCATGCCGGCGTTGTATATGGGGCTGCCGATCATGGTGAAGCTCACGATCCGCTCAAATTTGTTGTGCAGCCTGAGCAGTTTCTCGGCCAGTGATTCAGCCTCCACCTGCGATTCTACGCGCTGGTTGGTGATGGTAAGGGTCTCATTGCCGGATTTGCCCGCATCATAGTTTTCGGAGTAGGCGACGCCCTCGATCTTCTTCCCTGTGTCGGGGTTGGTATACCTGACAACGCACATGGCGTACTGCACATCGCGTTCGGCGGTTCCGAAACTCCACTTGGTATAGCTTCCGTCACCGAATGCGATTGAGGACACGGCGGCCATCTGCTCATATTTCCGCTGATCGAAAATGACGATCTTGCCATTGGCGATTTTGAGGGAATATCCCGCGTCCTGGCACAGCTTTTTCAGGAAGGATATATCCGTCTGGCCGACCTGCTCCAATCTGGCGTATCTGGGATCCTTGGAACAGTCGTATATGGTTCCGAGCCCATACTTCCCGGCGATTTCAGCCTGGATGCCGCTCAGCGTGTACTTTTCCCACGCCTTGTCGTTCTTGGTTTTCCGGATGCCGGAATAGCCGAGTGATGTGCCTTTGATGGTAACAGTGGACGGCGGCCCGGAGGATTTGATCTCGTCGAGCTCGAATTCTCCGCAGTCCGTCTCGCCGATGCTCGCCAGAATCTTGATTCCCTTGGATGACGATTTCGCGCCGTCGATGATGCCGCCGAGCCAATGCTGCAGCCAT